TTATCAATGCTGATGAAGATCATAATTTATTAATATTTGCACCAAATGGCACAACGGTAGCTGCTAATGCAAATGTAAACGTTACAGGAACTCAAATAAATATAACAGAGGGGTTAGCTGGAGCTGTAATAACTGCCAATGCAAATGTAAATGTAACTGGGTCTCAGTTAAATTTTGTAGCTGGTTCTGTTACCGCTGGCTTGTTAATAGAAGTACCAGTTACAGGTTCACAGGTAAACTTTACTATTGGCAACGAAATACCAACTGGAGACGCTAATGTTTCAGTTACAGGTTCCCAAATCAATTTAACAGCAGGTCAAGTAACATATGCTGCTGGTTATAATGTTACAGGATCTCAAGTAAATTTTAACACAGGTCAAGTAATTATTACAGGAAGTGCAATTGTAAATGTTACTGGAATTAGGTTGAATTTGACGGTAGGATCTGTTAATATTCAAGCTTGGGCAGAAGTACAAACAGGGGCTTCTAATATTTGGACTCCAGTTGACTTAGCTGCTTAAATGTATTATTTAAATAAAATATAGGAGCATAAATGGCATCAAGTTATTCTACAGACCTCAAGATAGAACTAATGGTCACTGGCGAAAATGCTGGTACCTGGGGTGATAAAACAAACGACAATTTAGACGTAATTGAACAGGCGATTGCTGGCTTTAAACAAGTAAGTATTGCAGGTGGAGCTCAAACAACAAATTTATTAATTAATAACTCACCAGACATTGCAACTTCGGATGCAAGAAATGCAGTTATAAAATTATCTGGAACAATAACAGGAAATCAAATCGTTACAGTTCCAACAGGAATTACAAAAACATATATAGTACAAAACGGCACAACAGGTGCTTTCACAGTACAATTTATTCAAGCAGGCGGAACAGGAACAACTTTTTCCACAACTGATAAAGGTATTAAAATTTTATTCGCAGATGGTACAAATATTAACGCAGTTGATTTAAGTACATTATCTGGAACAATTGCGACAGCTCAGATCGCAGATCTTGCAATTACATCTTCTAAGCTTGCATCATTTGCAGTCACATCTGCAAGACTTGCATCATTTGCAGTTACAACTTCAAGACTAGCAACTAATGCTGTTACAGCCATTAAAATTACACAATCAACTATTACACAATCAAAACTAGCAGCTAATTCTGTAGGATCAAATCAATTGATCTCAACGGGTGTTACTGCTGCATCTTATACTTCAGCTTCAATTACAGTTGACGCTGATGGTCGTATTACTTCTGCATCTTCTGGAGCGGCAGGAGGAGGAGCGTTTGTTCCTACTCAATGGTTTACGAGTGGATCAGGAACTTATACGGCTAATCCTGCAACTTCTGCAATTGCATGCATTGTTTTTGGAGGCGGTGGAGGAGGCGGTGGAGGAACTATGAACGCTGGTAGCAGTGGTGGAACAGGTGGTCAAGGTGGTTTTGGATATTTTAATAAAAACGCATTATCTTCACCATTCGCTCAACCATATGCAATAGGAAGTGCTGGTAATGGTGGCGGTGCAGGGAGTAATAACGCTAGTGGCGGCGCAGGTAATGCAGGAGGTGTAACTAATTTTACAAACGTTGCAAGCGCTAATGCAGGAAATGGTGGTTCAGGTGGAAGTAGAAACGGTGGAATGTCCAGTGCTGGTAATAATGGAACAGCGCCTACAGCTAATTTTAATCCTCCAAATAGAACTTTTTTGATATCTGATACTTATGGAAATGGTGGGCCAGGTGGTGTCGGGGGGCCTTGTAATCCTATTAATGCGGGTAGTGTTGGACAAGCAGGGGCCATTGTTATTTTTGAAAATATTGGTAAATAATAATGGCTTATTTAATATTTAATAATGAAGCGGAAGGTGTTTTAAATTCGTTAACTAAAATAGCTGAAGACGATATTAATTTAAATTTTTTAACCTTTGGTAATTTAAATAGTTTTAAAATCATAGATATTAATAATTCTGATTTTAATTTAATTAAACTCAATAAAAAAATTGCATTATCTTATAATGGTAACGTGGTTAACTATAATAATATAGTATATTCTGTAATAGATACTGCTTATAAGGATGCATATATTAACCAAGAAAGAGACTCTGATTTTTTGTTATCTAATGATGATACAAATAATTACGGTTTCTACAAAAAAGAGTTAAGAATTGAATTAGAACATAAAAAAAATATATTTAATATTATTATTAATAATCCACTAAATAAAAATAGTCCATTACTTAATAAGGCTAAAAACTATTCTTTATATATCAATTCTTTAAATTTAAGTAATGTAGAGTATCCCTTACTTAATACATTAGAAGGCTATATTGATAGCCTTGGACAAATAGAAGTAATAAATCCTTTACAATTGTTTTAAAACATTCTAAACTTTTAATAGAATGTTAGATAATGTAATAGAGTTTTCTGCTGTTGAAAATTATATAAATTTAAAAGAAGACCATCCAATACCAGCAAAATTAAATATACCAGAGTGGTATAAAAAATTAGATAATCGTCCAGATAAAATAACTATTAAAGCATGTATGCCATTTTTAGATTCTTTGACTGCTGGATATTTATTAAAAATGCCACAAGATCTTTATATAAAACATAACATTGAAAACCATAATGGATTCCCCGATTCTTTTGATCAATGGTCCTTAAGAGGTTTTAAAAATGTAATGTTTTCTACAGGTTTAAATTTAAACACTGGAGGAGAAGTACACCCTATATCTCAATTAGAAGGATCATCTCTTGTAGAAAAAAATAAAAAACTTCCTTTTTATAAAATACACAACCCGTGGAAAATAAAAACACCAAAAGGATATTCATGTTTATTTATTTCACCTATGAATAATTCTGATGATAGATTTTCTATAATATCAGGTATTGTAGATACAGATACATATATAAATGAAATAAATTTTCCTTTTGTTATCAATGGAGATAAATATCCTGTTTTAGATACAGTTATTAAAAAAGGTACACCTTATGTTCAAATCATACCTTTTAAAAGAGAAAACTGGAAAATGAAAATAACCCCGATAAAAGTATCAACCTCGATAAATAATAAAATTTTCTTTTTTTTAAAATATTGGAATACTTATAAAGAAAAAAATTGGATTAAAAAATCATGGAAATAAAAAATTTTATCAAAATATATGATCAAGTACTGCCTTGGAAAGTCATTTCAAGCTTAGTTAAATTTTCTAACAATTCAAAATTCGTAGAAACTGCTGTAGGCGGTTTTGGAATTACAAATTTTAATGTAAGAAGAACATATGCCTGTCCTCTTACTAATATAAATAGTAATGTATCCACAGCACACTGGTTTAATTTACTTTATTATTTTTTTAACAAAATTTTAAATCAATATAAATTTGATGCTAATATTTTAGATTATGATTATAAAAAAATTATAGATATTGAAATTTTAAAATATGAAAATAGTGGTTTTTATACTTGGCATGTAGATCATTTTGCAGCCATTCCAAGAACAATGAGTTGTATATTGTTATTAAACAATGATTACGAGGGTGGTAATTTATGTTTTAGAAACCCAGATGGATCTGGGGAATGGGAAGTAGAAGTTAAACCAAACAGAATGATTATTTGGCCAAGTAATTTTTTATATCCTCATACAGTCAAACCAGTGACGAAAGGAAAAAGGTATTCAGTAGTAGCATGGGCACTATAAAAAATTTTAAATACAAACTAATAAAAAATTTTCTAACTCAAGAAGAAATTAAATTGTTAAATAATTATTGTGCAATTAAACATAGAGCTAATTTTGATTCTTTTGATTTTGATCAAAATAATAATGGAGATACTTATTTTTATGGTGATCCATTAATGGAATCTTTAATGATAAATAAATTACAATTAATTCAAAAAGAAACAGACTTAGAATTACTGCCAACATATGCTTATTGGAGAATGTACACAATGTTTGCTGATTTGGAAAAACATAAAGATAGACCAGCTTGTGAAATAAGTGTAACAGTTATGATTGGTTCAGATGGAACTAAATGGCCAATATTTATGGAGGGAACAGAAATTAATATGGAACCAGGGGACGCTGCAATATATTTAGGATGTGAAATAGAACATTGGAGAGAAGAGTTTAAAGGAGATTGGCATGCTCAAGCCTTCTTACATTATGTAGATAAAAACGGTCCTAATAAAAATTTTATTTTAGATGGACGACAAATCTTAGGAATACAAAAATAATATGGAAATAAAAATAAAAAAAATTGAAATAGAAGGATTTATTTTAATTAACGAAATTAATAGTATAGATTTAATAAATAAATTAAAAAATGTAATAAAACAAAAAGTAAAAGAGGTACCTAAAAATCTACCAAAAACTCATGTGAAAGGAGAATTTACGGGATTTCATAGTTTAAATAGTCACGCGCTTTACCATGAATTTCTTTATTTAATCAAAGAAGATATAAAAAAAATATGCAAAACAAATTTTACTATAGAGGATGCATGGGGTAATGTTTACAAAAAAGGAGATGAGGCTACAGAACATGATCATGGTGGAGTAGATGCTTTTTGTGGAATACTTTATCTTACGGAAGGCGGCCCAGGGACATATTTTAAAGAACATGATTTAACGGTTGAGGAAAAAATTGGAAGATATGTTTTGTTTCATCCAATTTTAAGACATAGTGTAAAACCATTGACTGAAAATATTGAAAGGGTTACCATGGCATTTAATAATAATAAAATTAAAGATTGGGTAAAATACGATAAAATAATTAACTACGCAGGAAATAAAAATGAATTTTAATCAATATGAAAATGGTTCTTGTGATATAATTTTTTCTGAAAACGAAATAAAAATATTAACTAAAAACGGTAAATTACATTTGTCCGATATTGATTTAAGACATCTTGGAAATGTATTAATTAGAATAGTTGCTGATTGGAATACTAAATTTAATGAAGATGTAAAAAAATTAAACACTTTTTCCGACACTGAAATAAAAGGAAAATGAAAAAAATAGAAGTACCTTCTTTAATTATTAAAGATAAATTAAAATACCATAAACAATATAAAGAAAAAACACTTGATTTAATTAATTCAACTAAAGATGGCGATTTTAAAAATAATATAAACAATGCATATGATAACATTTCTAAATTAGATTGGAATTTATCAAAAAATTTTGAAAGACCCTGGGTTAAATTAATTGGTAATTTTATATATGATCAATTAAATAATTTTGCAATAGAAATGGGTTATCAAAAAATTAAATTAACAGAATTATGGTATCAACAATATCAAAAAGAAGCTATTCATAATTGGCATATTCATAGCGGTAATTATACTGGAGTATACTATTTAGAGTTTGATAAAAATTCTCCTACTACTGAATTTTTGTACCCGAATAATTTGAATAATTGTTTTACTATTGATGTTGAAGAAGGTGATATAATTATTTTCCCTTCTTATTTCATACATAGATCACAAAAAAATTTTATTGATAAAATTAAAACAATTATTTCATTTAATTTAGAATTTGAAAATTTACAAAATGAATTTACAAAAGACAAGGAAATAAGTGTTAGATTTTATTAAAGAAAATTATTTTATAACACCTATATATTTTTTAGAAAAAAAAGAATGGGTAGATGAATTGAATAAATATTCCGATAAATATATTAAAGCCGCCGTAGATGAAAATAAAAAATATTTTAACAATAATAAAGATTTTGGTTTTACTCATCATTCGAAACCATTATCAAACGATAATGATTTTAATGATTTTAAAAAATTTATTTGTATAAATGCGTTAAATATATTGGATGAGCAGGGTTATGATTCTAGTTTATATTCTTTAGTTATTTCAGACTTGTGGGTTCAAGAGTTTTCAAAAGAAGGGGGTGGAAATCATAACTCTCATATTCACTCTAATTCTCATATATCTGGATTTTATTTTTTAAAATGTTCCGATAAAACATCTTGTCCAGTTTTTCATGAGCCAAGATTAAATAAAAAAATGATACAATTAAAAGAAAAAGATGAAAAAAATGTTTCAAATGCTTCTGAAAAAATAACAATTAAACCAAAACCAGGGTTATTTATATTTTTTAATTCTTATTTAGAACATGAATTTGTAGTAGATCATGGAATAGATCCATTTAGATTTATTCATTTTAACTTACAAGCCATACCTAAGCAGTTAATTAATAACAATATAAAGCGTATTTAAAGTAAGCGATATATAAGGTATAATGCCTTATGCCTTTAAAAAAAATACCGGTAGCACCAGGATTTGATAAACAAGATACTGCATCTCAAGCGGAAGGTCGCTGGATAGATGGAGATAACGTACGTTTTCGTTACGGAAACCCTGAAAAAATAGGGGGTTGGTCAGAGATATTAGCAGATACATTAGTAGGCGCTGCAAGAAACCAATGGATTTGGGCAGATTTAGACGGCAATAGATATGCTGCAATAGGCACTAATAAAGTATTAGTAATTTATTTTGAAGGTGCGTTTTATGACATCACACCACTAAATACAGCATTAACTTCTTGCACATTTAACACAACTACAGGATCTGCAACTGTAACAGTTAACAAAGCTGGTCATGGATTGTCAGTTGGGAGAATAGTAAGATTTAGTTCTATTACTCCACCAACAGGTTTTGTATTAGCTAATTTTACAAATGCTTTTGAAGTTCAGACAACTCCAACATCTGGAACATTTACAATAACTATGCCTTTAGTTTCCTCTGGCACTGCATCAGCTTCTGGATCTGCAACTTGTAATCCTTACTTTGATTTTGGTCCATTTGGTCAAACTTATGGATATGGTTATGGTACATTTAATTGGGGCGGTTTTAGTTCAACTGTTACTCAAACGGCAATAGATCAAGGTGGAGGAATAGATAATGTAGTTACAACTATTCCAGTAGATTCTACAACAGGATTTGCCACAACTGGAACGATATTAATAGGATCAGAATTAATTACCTATTCAGGTAAAACTGCAACAACTTTTACAGGAGCTACTAGAGGAGCAGAAGGAACAACTGCTGCAGCTCACGCGGATAATGCAGTTGTATATGATGCGTCAACTTTTGTTGGTTGGGGTGAAGCTTCTCAAGTACAAACTTCTATAAGATTAGATCCTGCAAATTGGTCGTTAGATAACTTTGGTCAAATATTAATAGCAACAATGCATAATGGTCCTACATTTACTTGGGATCCATCAGCTGCAAATGCACTACAAACAAGAGCAGTTATCAATGCTTCAATGCCTCAAACATCTGTTATGACTATAGTTTCAGACAGAGATAGACATTTAATACATCTTGGTACTAATGAAACATTACCAGGCGGTACTCAAGATAAAATGCTTATAAGATTTTCAGATCAAGAAGACTTTAATGTCTATGCTCCAACTTCAACTAATACTGCAGGTACATTTAGATTAGATGCTGGAACAAAAATTGTAGCAGCAGTTAGAGCCAAAGATTATATATTAATACTTACAGATGATGCTGCTTATTCAATGCAGTTTGTAGGTCCACCTTTTACATTTAGTATTAGAAAAGTTGGATCTAATTGTGGATGCCTTGGTCAGCATGCAGTGGTCTTTGCACAAGGTATTGTGTTCTGGATGGGTGATTCTGGAGGATTCTTTGCATTTGATGGCACAGTTGTATCTGTTCCAAGTTTAGTTGAGGATTTTGTATTTGCAACAACAGGTGATAATTTAGGTATTAATTACGATGCAAGCGAAACAGTGTTTGCAGCTCATAATAGTTTGTTTCAAGAAATCATGTGGTTTTACACTAAAGCAAATTCAACTGAAATAGATAGAGTAGTAACTTATAATTACGGTGAAAAAGTTTGGACAACAGGCACTATGGCTAGTGCTACAGTTGGTTCTCAATCTAGAACAACATGGTCAGATGCAGCAATCTATGATCATCCTCATGCAACTAAATATATCGCGGCAGCCACGCCAACATTCCCTATAGTAAATGGTGTATTAGCAGGTGCCTCTGTTTATTATGAACATGAAGTTGGAGTTAATGAAGTAGCAAGTACAGGGGTTGAGACAGCAATACCAGCGAACATTAGATCAGGAGATTTTGATTTAGATGTAGATGGAGACGGAGAATACTTCTTATCGGTTAAACGATTTATACCTGATTTCAAAACATTAGATGGTGATTGTAAAGTAACATTATTTTTAAGATCTTACCCAGCAGATACTACAGTTGCTAAAGGCGAGACATTTATAGGTCCTTTTACAGTTAATTCAAGCACAGATAAAATAGACACGCGCGGGCGCGCGAGGTTAGCTAGTATTAAAATAGAAAACGATGCAGTAAATACTAATTGGCGATATGGTATTTTTAGAGTAGATATACAACCAGACGGAAGAAGATAATGGCTAAAATAGATTTTTACGTACCAGAACCATCAGAGGTGTATAACAAAGATACACAACGACA